CTGAAAACCTTTAAAAACGTATAGTTATGAAAACAAAAGAAAAAACAAGTATGGATGAAGTTGGTCAGGTTATCTTCTGCCCTTCTTCGGAGCGCCGTGGTTATTATCAGTTCCATTATGGCTATTTTACTTCCGAAGGTACTTTTTCTGAGAGTGCTGAACTGAGTTTCTGGCAGTTTTTGAGTACTGTTGACGTTCCTGCTACGTTTGTAACGTCCTTAGAGGAAGAGCTTGATGCCACTGAATTGGAAATTTGTGACTTCGGTTATCTTTCGCAGAAGCGTTTTGATGTCTTTATGCGTTATTTTGCTGATTCTAGTGATACGATCCAACTGTATCCGGGAATGTTGGTGTTAAGTTTTTTTAAAAAAGAAAATGAGAGTTAATGATTCGACCTATCGTCGTCGTAAGTCGTCGAAGCGCAAAAATGGTCCGCGCGTTGTTACTCGTCCGCTCCTCGGGCATGTATTATGACGACTACGAAGTAGTAGCGCTCTGCTCTCGTGGCAGTTAAATTGCTCGTCGGCGTCGCAATGCAAAAATAGGTAGAGAAAGCGACTCATACAAGGACGCTCTGTAAGAGCGCTTGTATATCCTTGTATGAGGAAGCGCTCTACCGACCTTTGCATAAGACGACAAAGAGTAGTGTAACTGCTCAGAGGCAGAGCAAGGAAGAAATAAATATCCGATGAGCACTCGGCGCTTACCGCCGAAAGTGCGAGTCGGATTAGATCTCCCGCGAGTTGTCCGAGCTCTTTTGAACGCATCGAGCGCTTACCGCGAGATGCATATATTCGATAGCTCGTTTATGATGGCGACGGTTGTGAATCCATTTACGGCCGTACACTTTTATTTTTGATTGCTTTCTCTTTAAAAAACTTTTCATATGTGTACGTCGCCCCTTTGGATTCGCAATCGTCGTTATTATAAGCGAGATATCACCTTTGAGGAGATAGCGTCTCAGCTCGTTGAGCATCCTGGCGACCTTGCCCGTCAGCGCTTGCTCGTTCCTTGTGGCAAGTGTGAAGAATGCCTGCGTGACGAGCGTAATGCTTGGTATGTCCGTCTTGAGCGCGAGCTTGCACGTTGTCAAGATGAACGTCGTCAGGCAGTGTTCGTGACAATAACTATTTCTCCAAAGCTTTATGCGGTTGCAGTTCAATTTCCTTCGGCTTTTATTCGCGCTTGGAATGAGCGTGTTCGGCGTGCTCTCGGTAAAAGCATCAAGCATGCCTTTTTTCAGGAGTTCGGCTCCCATCCTGTTACAGGAAATGTGCCCCGTCTCCACTTTCATGGGTTCTTGTTCGATCTCCCCTGTTCCTATGCGGAGCTCCGGCGTGTCGTCGGTGATCTCGGACATATTTGGATTAGTAAGGCCTCCCATCGACGAGCCCGGTATTGTGTCAAGTACATTCTTAAAGATGTCGGCGCTATGGTCCCCGAGTACTTACGGCAGCGTGACTGGTATGACCCCCGTATTTACCGACGTAAGTTCATTTCTGCTCATGTTGGCGATTATCTTGGTCGTATGCCTCGCCCTTCATTTCGTGTTTCGACCTGGTCTTATCTGGATTTTGCGCGTGGTACTCGGTTTAACTATCGCATTCCTCGATACTATGATAAGTATATGGCCGAAGAGGATAAACAGGCTCGTGAACTTCATTCTTCTTGGTATTATTCACATTCTTGCGTTTCTCCCCTGGTTCGTCGCATCGTTGATAAACTTGCTGAGTTACAATTTGGTGCTTCAACCTTGGCCCGTTGGCGTCGATATTCGTATCTCTCCCCTCGGTTGGTTCCTTATTTGCGTACCCCCGCTCCTCCTCATTGCACTGGTGATCTTCCTAGTTGTCTGCTGATTCCGGACGTTGCAAGCCGAATTTTTCTGTCTATTCGGCGTAGAATAGTCGGCTCAGATGACAATCTTGGAGATTACTTGGCAAGTTTGTACTTTGAGAAGGAGTACGATGATTTGTATTCATGTCTAACCCTTAAATATAGTTCGTGATGGCTAAACAGCCTTATATTTCGCATGTCGTGAATGGTTATTCGCGATATGACTTGCCGGAGAGTGTGGCTTTTTCCTGCACTCCCGGTATTTTGTATCCTGTGCGTGTGGATTTTATCAATGCTCGTGATCGTGTGACAATTGATCAGGGCATTGATGTCCGTTCGAATCCTCTCGCTGTGCCTTCGTTCAACCCGTACACGGTGCGTCTGCATCGTTTCTGGGTGCCTTTGCAGTTGTATCATCCAGAGATGCGTACTAATTCTAGTTCGTTTGATATGAATGATCTCTCGTTGAATTTCTTGTTTAATGCTACTCCTGGAATTGGTTTCTATCAAGCTGGTGGTAGCCAGGTTGCTTATCCTAATTCTTTGATGTCATGGTTGTATGGAGCCTCGCGTGATATTGCTTATAGTGGTTCTGAAATGACTCCGGAGTATTATTCTTCGGTCTCTCTGTCTGATGTTGTTGGCGTCTCTGGTCGTGACTATCTTTGGGTGAATGCTGACCCGTATCTTGCATATTGGGATATAGTTCGCATTTTTTATTCGTTTTCTCAGTGGAAGACGTATTCGTTTGCTTGGCCTGCGGCTTGGTATTTATCGCATGATTCGGCTACTGGTACTTCGCAGTATACGGTGAATGACGATGCCGGTAGGTATTTTTCTCAGTGTTATGGTAATTTGGAGTATTTGGATGCTTATTTTGAGTCTCAATTTTATCCGGGAGCTGTTTTTACAGAGGATAATACATATAATCGAGGTAATTTGTTTTTGCAGATTGTGAATTCTGATTTGTCGGCTAAGGTTTCTTCTAGCCTGTCGGATGGTTACCCTGTTGCTTCTTTTTCTGCTTTTGGAACTACTGATGCTTTTACTTATCCTCAGAGTCAGTTTAATCCTGCGTCTCCTTCTGTTACTACTAATGGTACCGGTTATTCGTATTTGAGCATTGCGCATCCTATGGCTGTTGTTCCTTCTTCGCCTGATCGGTTTAGTCGTCTTTTGCCTCCTGGTACTTCGAATAGTTCTGTGTCGATGAGTGGTGTCACTACTATTCCTCAGTTGGCGGTTGCTACTCGTTTGCAGGAGTATAAGGACCTTCTTGGTGCTGGTGGCTCTCGTTATAGTGATTGGTTGGAAACGTTCTTTGCTTCGAAGATTGAGCATGTGGATCGTCCTAAGTTGCTGTTTTCAGCTTCTCAGACTGTGAATGTTCAGGTTGTTCTTAATCAGTCTGGTGAGGCTAATTTTTCTGGTGCTTCTCCTCTTGGCGCGCAAGGTGGTGCTATTGCGTTTAATTCGAAACTTGGACGTTCTCAGACGTATTATTTCCGTGAGCCTGGTTATATGATTGATATGTTTAGTATCCGTCCTGTGTATTATTGGACTGGCATTTTGCCTGATTGGGCTCGTTATCAGGGTGCTGATTATTTCAATCCCGTGTATAATGATATCGGTTATCAGGATGTTTCCGTAGTGCAGCTTTCTTATGATTTTCCCTATTCCGCGTTTTCTTCTGTTGCTCAGGAGCCGTGTTTTAATGAGTTTCGTGCTTCGTATGATCGTGTGCAGGGTCATTTTTCGTATGGTGAGCTCACATCAGGACAAGATTTGCCTTTGTATTCGTATTGGGTTCAACAGCGATCGGCTTCTGTTCTGGGTTCCTCGACGGCCTCGCCAATTTACCCTCTTCTGTTTGTCGATATGTCTACGGTGAATAGTGCTTTTGCTTCGCACATTGAGGATAACTTCTTTGTGAATTTGTCGTATTCGGTTAGGAAGAAGAATCTGGTTAATAAGACATTTGCAACGCGCCTTGCGAACCGTTGATTCTGGATAGCGTTATGTTGGATTTATAATTTTGTTGAGCGATGATTGAATATTTAGTTGATGATCTCCCCGAATATGTTTCCCGAGGTCAGCGTATCCGTTCGGTTTTGGATGGTTCAGGCAATGTTGAAATATTGCCTGGTCGTCCTGATGTTCAGGCTGGCCAGAGTGACTGGTCGAAAGGTGAAAGGTATGATCCCGATATTGACTTTGATCCAAACTCGTACTCTCGTATGGATAAGTTTGATGCTGTTGAAGTTGGTCAAGAATTGATTGATTGTAAGTTAGAGTCTCGTGCTTCGAAAGCTTCTGAGGCTACTGGCTCGGATAGTGAAGAGAAAAAATAGTTCCCTTTACTTGACAATATATGTTATGTGCGCGGGCATTTTCGCAGAGAGATGCAGTGAACTGTGTAAAACTTTTGTCCATAGCTATATGTGATGCAACTACTGCGGTAGTGTCCGCGCTTTTCTCTATCGTTCTCTTTATGTCTAGATTTACAGATTTGGTCACGTCTAAGAAATTTTGGACGTTGATTGCGGCGATTGTTGCAGCCCTTGCCGCGTTCTTTACCGTTGGCTGTGCTGCCCAGGCTAAGGTGCAGCGTGAAGGTGTTCACATTGACACCGTCCGTGTCGATTATATTATTCGTTCTCGTTCTTTTACTACTCCGTAGTTATGGATCCTATTGTTACAGGTGCTATTATTGGTGCTGGTTCGTCGTTATTAGGAGGAGGTGTATCTTCTGTTGGTTCTGCTGTACGTACTAAGAAGCAGTGGCGATATCGCCAGAAGGAAATGGCTTTGCAGCAGGAGTATGCCCTTGCTCAGATGCAGAAGCAATATGACTATTGGAAGCAGCAGACGGATTATATGAACGAGTATAATGATCCCTCGGCGTTGCTTGCCCGTTGGCGTTCTGCTGGTGTTACACCTGCTGGTGTCCTTGGACAGTCTGGTGCCTCTGTCTCCAGTAATTCCGCTTCTGGCTCCGGTGTTTCTGGTCAAGGTGTAGGTTCTTCTGGTATGGATGTTGATAATCCCTTAGCTGGTTTTGGTTCCGGTGTCACAGCAGCTGGTGCTGCCTCTGGTGAAATGATGTTGGCTCGCACTGGTGCTGAGCGTAATCGTGCTGCTGCGAATCGTGATAATGCTGAGGCTGATCGTTTGGCTGGTGAGACTCATTCTCCCGATTGGCGTGCTTCCATGGATGCCTTTAATTTGTCGCTTGCTGAGTCGAACGCTTCGTCTGCTAAGGACCTTGCACGTTTGAATGCTTCACAGGCTGATATTATGGAGCTTAATCGTGACTTTATGAAGTCTACTGAGGCGTATCGCCTGGATGAATATATGGCTCGTGTTGCACAGTTGAAGGAGGAGTATTTTGGTCTTCGTGAGTATAATGTTAATTATTTGAATCGTGAGTTTGAGGCTGGTATTGCCTTGACTTGGATGCGTGTCTTTGAGACGGCCGCTCGTGCGGAGAATATTGGTATCGAGAGCGATGTTGCGACGCTCCGTCTTGAGGATATGCAGAATTGGTTTGACGTTAACTGGAATACGAAGGTTAAGGTTCCCCGCTACAATGATAAAGGTAAGCAGATTGGCGTTCAGGAACTTACAGGTAAGGAAATCTTTGCTACGCTTCTTAGTCTTGATCTCTCTGAGGCTGATCTGTCGCGTGGTCTTAATCGTTGGCGTCTCCGTAGTGAAAAGAATGCTCTTGGCTATGGTATCCTTCGTACACTTGTTGGTGTTGGTGCTGGTGTTGCTGGTGCTGTTGTTACAAAAGGTCTCACTTCGGCGTCTTCTGTTGAGCCTCGTGATTCTGAGACGTATCAGGAAAAGTATGACAGTCGTGGTGATTATGTTGGTGGTTCTCTGGTCCGACGTCGTTATCTCCGCGAAAAATGAACAATATTTGTGCGGTTTTGAACTTGCGTTGAATGCGTTTGTGTGTTTATCTTTGTGCTGAAAACCTTTAAAAACGTATAGTTATGAAAACAAAAGAAAAAACAAGTATGGATGAAGTTGGTCAGGTTATCTTCCGTCCTTCTTCGGAGCGCCGTGGTTATTATCAGTTCCATTATGGCTATTT